CAACGCGTTTTTTTCGTCCTCTATTTTTTTACGATACGCTCTTTTTTCTTCTTCAGAACTAGGGTCAATCGCTTTTGCTTTGATAGAGTAAGGGCGGTTTACCATCCCGTTCACCACTAAATCGACAATCTTAGGCATTCTCGAAAGTGGCTTTTTGCTCAAATTCAACAACGAAACATCGCCATTTGTACCCAACATAGGGTAGTATTTTGACATATCTACTAAGCCATTGGCGTAAATTCTTCTTTCAAGAAATTGGTTTCTGCCTGTATAGAATCTACAATTCCCAGCAGTGCCTTTATAAAACCATTCGGAATATATCATATCCGCAACGGCTTTGCCATAAGCACGGCTCTGTTTTGTAGCAAAACTATCCGTTTGGCTTGGCGGTTTTATGTTCTGTGATATTCTAAATCCTTTATCCTCTTCCATGACTTATGCGTAGGTTTGAAATTTTATTTGTACTGGTTTTTTTGCTCCCGCAGGTGCTAAATAGGGTTTTCTGTTTACCGCCATTATCGCATATCCCGAAGCGATAGTAGCATCAAATTCTGTTCTTTTGGCAACGTTAAATCTAGCCCAATCCCGAAGTGTTCTATCAAACGGCATACTTCCCATTTCTCCCTCAACTCTTACGGGGTGCAAGTTTTGTCCTTGGGTATAGTTTCCAACGTATTTGTCAATGTAGGTTTCGATTCCTGTCCAATGCTGTGTAATAATATCCACTCCTGAACTCGGAACTCCGCCCAAATCTTTTTCTGTTTGCGAAAGTTTATTCATTGGCTTGTCAAAACGATGTATAGAATACCCTCTGTAACCACGGTTTCTAAAGTGTAATAAGAATCGAGTTTTGTTGTTTTCAATCAAACACGGCATACCATAAAACACAGCGCACATTAAGCAGTCCTCAAAGAATATCTCTGCTGTTTGTGGTCTTGTAATGTATTCTACAATAAATGAATTACTCGGAGCGTCTTTCATTGTAGTACGAGTAAGTCCAATAAATGCACCTTTTGAACCCTCGCTGTGTTCCGATCCGTTTTCGGTATCTTCCAATTTACTTCCTTGAGTAGAATCTTGGTCGTAGGTATCGACCCCAAACGCACCTAAATCATCATTACCAGGATGCTTTGAAACGTGTCCAAATTCATTGCGTTTTATCTCCCACTTATTTTGCATATCGGTAGGTGGAATCCACGAAACTAAAAATCTTCCCTTTTCGGTTGGTGTCCAAATAACTCTTGAATCAGGAATATTATCTTCCCACGAAAAATTACCTCTTACAAGTGTTTTTCTAATATCGTAGGTTTCGTTGTAGTCTAGTTGGTCGTTTATTTTTTGTTGGTCAAATATGGTAGAAACTGATTCATCACGAAAAGCATCTGCCTTGGTGATTGGGTCTAAACGTCTTGCGTTCCAATAGTTTTTTTCGCCTAACAATCTAGCTGACTTAAATTCATTTTCTAAATATTGTAATGCACCGTATAGCTTTAATTCTCCTTGTGCATTTACAAAACTTTTACCTTTTTCTACAACTGTATGACAAACACCATATTTGTCGGTGTAATCTTCTGCGTTTTGATGTGCAGGTAAAAAATAAGCGTATAACCCTGTGGTAGTTCGTCCGTTGTCGTTGCGTTTTAATACATTCGAACCTATGTCCATTAATTTAAAATCGCTTCCTCCTTTTGCTAATGGATTTAATGTCGAGCCAATAAATGATTTTCCAACTACACGACCTCCTTGAATCATTGTCGGTTTGATGTTCATCCAATGCGCTAAATAACTTAAATGCTCCCATTTTGAAGCCTCGTCACCTAAATACATATTTAGTTTTACGGAGTCATAAGAAAGTATCGCTGTGGCTCTGTAATCGACTGTTGTGTTTAGGTAATCAGCCGTAGAAGTGTCTTTGTTCTTTTTGGCTGCCCTTGAGTTATCTGAAGGCTTCCCGAATACCATTTTCTTTACATCGTCAATTTTTCCTTTCACAACGGGTTGAAAAAAGAACGGTAAATTTTGAATTACATAGGAATATTTTTGGAAGGCAACCATGGCATCAGCATCCGATTTAGAAGTAATCCCTATCTTTTGATTTTTGGTTGTAGTCGATAATTCTACTAAATGGTCTAATGCCATTTCGGTAAACCCCGTTCTACGACCTTTGGTAAAAAACATACCAATACTTCTTCTGTCTATAATACAAGCCTTGGCGAAATAATACATATTAGCTTGTGCCATACGGAATTCTTTGTAACCGCCCGTATCTGCCATTTGATTCCATTGCAACCCCATATAATGCTCTGGGGTAATGTAAACCGCCTTGCCGTTATTCATAAACCAAACACCCTCTCTACGACGTTTGAATTCCTTTACTATGTAATCAGCAAAGGCTTCTTCGGTATCTGGAGTCAACCCTCTTGGCATTTCTTGTCGTCGCCAATATTGCTCGGTAGGAGCGTATTTCTCGAAAAGTATTTCGGTGCGTTTTGGCTTTTTTGGCAGTGTTATATTCAATCCGTCAAGGGTGATAATTTCGCCTTTTGTTCCCAAAGGACAAATCATTACGCTGTCGGTTTCGGCATCGTACCATTCTTTGTGGTATTTTTTTAAGGGTAAAAACTCTTGGTTAGCAAACTTCTCTGGATAACCTCTTTTGAATTCCCTTTCTTGTAGGTCAAATTTATCGGCATCGATTTGGTTTTGCAATTCGATGTTTCCTGCATTTATGTCCGTGATAGCTTTAAGTAAAAGAGGCTTTGAACGAATAGCGGTTCCATATTTATCGGCATCTAAATCTTCGAAATTTATACCTTTTTTTAATGCTTTACGCAGTACTTCAATAGAGTTATTCCCTATTGATACAAGTTCAATTATGTAGCTTCTTAGTTTTTCGTGAGTAGGTGCGTTTGGGGAGTTTTGCCAAGAAACTAAAAGTTCTTTGATGGCAATAAAAGATTCTATTCGGGATTTAACAAGCGCAGACAATTTCTCATCGTTGACCTTTGATATGTCAACGTTGAGTTCCATCCCTTGTAGGGAATCTTTAATGGCAAATTCTATGTCTTCGCTTAATCCACGCATATTCAACAAAGGTATTAATTAAACACTTGTAAACGTTTGTTGTCGTTTAAATTTGGCAAACCAAAAACTATGCGTTTAGTTTTGCTAATATGTTCCTAGTTCGCATTCTGTATAATCGTTGTCCTTCAATTACAAACTCATATTCTGAATCTGATTTGAACGCTATTTTATCGCCCACAGAAACTCCTTGTGATTCTAATATTCTATTGGAATATTTCACAATTCCAACGTGTTCTAATTCAGTAGCGCCAACCCATTTTTTTTCTTCAATAATCGGCTCGATAAAAACAAAATTATCAACGGATATAGTTTCTTCGCCACGGAAGATTAAAAATATCTGTTCTGGTAATGCTTGGAACAGATTGTCTTTTATATACGAATCCGATTCTCTTGTTTTTCCCTGTCCGTCAAAGTAGGTTCTAAAAATATTGTGTTGTAATACCACTTTGTCGCCAACTAGAATATTCCCCTCGTAATTCAAAGGCAAAGATTCTACAACTCCTATTCGGTTTACGTCCTTGGCGTTTTCAATAGAAGTATTTATGATTAGAGTTTTATCCCCAACAATCTTTGTGGTGATGAATTTTTCTCCGTTAAAAGGAGATACGATAAACCTATCCGTCATTCGCATAATTAATCAATAAAATATTCAACGGTTGTTCTGTTGTTTTTAGGTTCGTCTTTCCAATGGCGACTTTCTTCATCTACTGAAATATACATTTGGTAAACATCTCCAACTAATTCTATATTGGTGATGGTTCGCATTTCACGTTCTCCGTTAATTGTCAAAGGTCTTGGTTTATTTACCACGTAAACTACTTCTCTTTCTACCATCGCTACGGTAAGTACTCGTATTCTTTTTGTATCTGACATTTTATTGTAGTTTATCTATTATTACGTTATTTTCTTCTAATATTTCGGCTATCATCTCAAATACTAAATCAAAAGCGCCGTTATCGTCTTCGTCAAATTTATGTTTTGCTTTCTTTCTTAAATTGCAGGATATTTCGAATAAAGCATCAAACATTCCTCCTGCATTATTAAAAAGATTATACTCTCGCAAATCATCGATATTCGATAAATCAAATTCTATTGTTGCTTTTGCCATTTTATTTAGGTTTTATCATATCGTTGAAGAAATCTATAAAGTCATTTGAATTTTGGTTTATAGGTTCTTGAATAAATTCTTCAATTTCTACCGCATTTTTAATATGATTACGAACTTTAACCTTTGCTTCTGCAAGACTATCCGCTTCGGTTTTATATTTAAAATCAATCCCTTTTAGTGTGCAAATGAAATTATATACCATAATGTTTGTTTTTTCCGCTATTATACCTTTTATGTACCTTTTTTGCCGTTATTTCCCATCATTATACCCGTTTTGGGTTTTATTTTCCATTAGTGTTCACGTTTCAGTCAATGTTCATTATTTGTGAACATTACCTATTTGTGTAATAATTCAATTTATTACCTTTTTACGTAATATAAACCCTGATTTTTAGGGTTTAACTTTCGGCACAAAGTAACGTTTGCTGTCTTTACATTCTTAAAAATGTAATTGTTTATTCCTTTTTGGTTTTCAAAATAATTAAAATGCGTAAAGCAACTTAACGTGTTTTTGAAATTAGTTTTAACCCAGTCTGATGGCGTACTAAACGCACCAAAATTCTGATATTCAAACGCTGTACTACTTGTAAAATCAAACATTAACTGATGCGAATCTCCTTTACTGAATTCAATTTGATATTGATATAGTTTGTATTCATCAATATAATTCTTGATTTTTTCAATTTGCACAGGGTCTAAAACAGGTTTAAATCCAAACTTTAAGCTCTTGTCGTCTTTTCCGTGAGTTAATATGAAACAACGGTTTTTAACTATGTAATGGTCAATGAATTTGCGCTGATTTATTACTTCTATATTATTCGGATATTTAAGCTCTATGTAGGCTTTAAATGCGCTATTTACGATATATCCAAATGCTCCTGCGTGATTGTCATTACAGATGTTTACAAATTGTATTTTATCAAAATGATTTATCAAGTTATCTACTAATGCAACTTTAAATTTCAATCCTACATCAAACATCTCTTGGTTATCCATATTTTGAGGAAGTTTATGTCCACCTCTTGTAGTTTCCCCATTCCATCCGTCAATATAATCTCCTAATTCGTGAATCAACAGCGTATTCGATTTTTTATTCTCAATCGTATGTTGGACTAATTCCGATAACCTTTTAAATAGTACAGTTTCATTCCATTCCCCGTCATACAAAGCATATCCATCTTTATTAACATCCATTCCAATATGAATATCGGTTATAACCAATCTATCAAATAAGGCTGTAGCCTGAAAATTGTCATTCTTTTTTAAGGCTATAGGCTGAATTTTATCTTTAAATATTGATAAAAAGTCAATTTCCTTAACGATTTTATCTTCTTCTACTGGAGGCACATAGTCAGGATTTACAATAAACCCACTTACCCCGCTACCGTCTTTATTTTTGGTTTTAATCCAAAGGTTTTTAGCTGACGTAAAATCTACTTTTATTTCTTCACAAGCCTCGTAAATACCTTCGTTTCTATCTAAAAGCCTTGTTTTATTTCTTCTAACATATCTTGAAAACGCCTGTCTGCCAAAACAATCTAATTCTAACCCTATTTTTTTTACTACATCGATTGGCTCGATTCCTTCATTCTCATTCAGTATTTTCTTAATCTCATTATCGTAAATTTTCCACTGCGAACCTGTGTGTTGGTTTGACATATTTGATTTAATTAGTTTCTAATAAGAACTTACTGCGTAATCAATAAATAACCTGCGCCTACTATTACTGCTCCTGTGGCAACTTGCCAAAATGTTTTTTTATTTCTCTCTTTGCGTACCAATTTTTCGGCATTGTCGATGATTTTGTCTTGAGTGAAAACCGCTTTATTCAAAGTAACGTTTGCTTTAGTGACGTTTCCTATAATTGTATCTTTAACTATTCCTTTTTTCTCCTCGATTTCTAGTTGTGTTTTAAATAATTTCACCTCTTCAAAACAACCGTCTTTTTCAATTAATTCTACTATATTTTTCTTAGCTACGGTGTCCGATAACGAAACTCCATATTGTGTGATTGTAATAGGTAATTTGTAGCGTTCTTGATAGTAATAAGCGATTTGCTTGGTATTTAGAGTAGGTACTTTTTCAATGCCTGATTGGGTCTTTTCTTGAACGTAAACAATCTGCTTTTTTACCTTTTGCTTTTGCTTTTCTAGCAGTACGAGTTTATCGTTCAGCGCATTGTTTTTAGCAACGTACATATCGGCACTTGCCACAAGACCTTTTACTTCTAATTTCAAATCACGATTTGCCATTTGTAATTCTTTATTACCTTGGTAAGATTTGAAAAGCAAGAAACATAAAATTAACAATGCGATGTTTTTCCATTGTTCATACAATAATGATTTGATGATGTCAGTGTCTATTTTCATTTTATATTGATTTTAGTTGAAAGTGCATCCCATCTAATCTTTGCCAATCGCCACCCCAATCACAACCAGCATCTTTAAAACAATCCACAAATTCCTTACTTAATTTAGGTTTCATATTCAAATCGTTTTCTGCTCTATTTACATCTACAGCATTTGCCCAAGAGTGAATTGACAAACTAGATAATCCACGCTTTGCACGAATTATAAAAACTCCATCCCAAGTTTTCATCTCTTTTGTTAAACCTCTTTCAATAAGATTTCGCAAGGCTTTTTCTAATACTGGCTGAAAATCTTTATTTACGAAAATCTTTTTAGGAAACCCAATCGTGCCAACCGCTGAAAACCGAACGTGTTTGAACGCTTCGCGAATGTCGGCATCTACTTCCCAAACAATAAAGTGCTTACTTTGTGTTGCTAATAAATTTGGATCACCATATTTTTTTAAACATTGTGCTGATGTTATCATATTATTTCATTGATTTTTTTAACAAATCAAAAGCCTTTTTAAGTTGGTCGTGTTCCTTTTGCAAATCGTTAAATTTCTTTTCCCAAGTTTGCGATGCTTCAATAGTAATAGCATTTCTTAAATCTAAATCTGCAACGTGTTTTTTTAACCCCTCAACCTCTAATAAAACAGTTTCGTATTGCTGTTTATATTGCAAAGCAAAAGTTTCATACATCCCCTGTATGGTAATTGTAGCATCTGCATTTTCTTTTTTAAGACTTACGTTTGCTTTTTGCTTTCCCCCAAATATCCACGCAATAGGTATAGATATAGTAGTTAATAGTATTTGCCAATTTTCTAAAAGAAATGTTATCATTGTTCTTGTTTTAAATATTAAGTTATCCAGTTTGTACCGTTAGTAATTTGCAAATTGAGTTACCGTTACACCTGTTCCGTTTTGGTCTGAAAGCATGGTGGCGTTTGTTGAAACTCCTGCAATTTTTACCGTATTTGTTCCACCTGCACCGCCTGTTATTAAGGGTACAACACTGACTACTTCAAAAGCCGAACTTTTCAATTCAATAGCAGTTGTTCCGGGTGCTGTAATAGTAATAGGGCTATTCGTTGATTTTATCGAGCAGTTTTCAAATACTAGATTAGCTGAAGCATTTGCTGTAATGGTATTTGTGCCTAAACTACAAGTGAAGTTGATAAATCGTGTGCTATTGATGTTACCACTAATAGTAGTAATGCTTTTGATGTTACCTCGAATTGTTTTTAAAGAAGAGCTTGAAGCTAAATTAAAAGTGGTGATAATAGAATTATTGAAAAATATGTCAATACCACCAAAAGAACCGCTCCAAATAATACCACTTGTGGCTGTAACATCTCCTATGGTGTACTTGGGAATGTTAGTAGTTTCATTACCTATAGAAAGATTATAACTACCCGACCCTGAAATGAGATTAATAGTAATGTTTTTAGCATATTGAGCTAAAGTAGCACCAGCTTCCAAACAAACAAATTCTTGAATTACAATATCATTATTTATTGATTCGCAAAGTTGAGCTCTTGATGAAATTTTATCGGCTTTTAGTTTATTAAAAATAATTCCCGATAACATCAAGGTCGAAGTATTCC